ATGCTGGATCAAAAAGAACTGTACAACCACATGGAGGAACAGCACGGCCTGATCCTCGGCCAAGACGAAATGGATAGCATCATCCACCTCGTCATTCAGGGACTGAGGGAGGAACACCCTGAATACTTCCCCGCGCCATCCATACCCCCGCCATCGATCACGGGAAATTCTACCCCCTCAACAAGCCTCTTCGATAAGCTGCAAGTGGGGGACTGGATTAATACCCGGCCCTATATCGGTGGTATCTGGTCTTTGGGGAAAGTCTTCATGAAATCAGAGGACAAAATTGTCTTGCTAGGCACGAGGGGCCAGGAGGATATTTGCCGCGAAGAAATAGACGAAGGCGACTATTTCCTATCCCTCTAAACCACCACCGCTCCCTAAGCCCTGCCAGCCACTCGCGCTGGCAGGGCTTCCTTTTCCGCATCAACGTCCTTCTACCGCCAGGCGCAGGGTGGCCACCTTGCAGAAAAATATAAACGTGCGCAAAATCCTACTCCTGAACCTTTCCCGAATCTTCGATTCCCCTTTCTGGCAGGGTGCACTATCGATCATGACGGGGTGGGTACTCTCATTCCTCGCTCCGCTCTGGCCATTCCTTGTGCTCATGTTTGCGTTGGTGCTGGCGGACCTGTATTCTGGTGTGAAGGCAGCACGACGGCGCAAGGAAACAATCACGTCGAAGGGGTTTCGTAGAACGGTGGAAAAGATCACGATGTACACCCTGGCCATCATGCTGGCGCATGGCATGAGCGTGGTCTTTCTCCCTTCTTTCGATCTGGCTTGGCTCCCTGCTTTCGCCATTTGCGTCGCAGAAATAAAAAGCAACTTCGAGAACATCTACAGCATCACTGGCGTCGACGTGGGCGAAGAGGTGATGGAACTCCTGAAGAAAAAAATAAGGAAGTAATGGATGCGCTGACCCAGTACATTACTACGACAGCAGAGACCTGGACGATTGAGTTCGTCCAGGACAGCATCTCGAAGCTGCGCGCGCGGAAGTCAGAAGTTACTGGCGATCTGGTGCGTAGCCTGATCGGTGCCGTACTGCCAGCAGCAGGGGAGGCGGCGGCAACCATTGCCATCCAGTTCGACAGCTCCGGCCGATTCATCGACATGAGACGCATGAAACCGCCCGCTGGTGGCCGCGAATACGTCGAGGAAATAATGATCTGGCTGGAGCGCAAGGGACTGGCAGAGAAGTTTATCCAGGGTTACCTAGAATCGAGGAAACTAATTAAGCGGCCAGAAGATGTTCTCCGCTACGTCGCTTTCGGCATCGTGAAGAAAAGGGCGGCAGGCAAGTACCGCAGAAAAGCGTGGTACAATAAATCGAAAGAGGCGCGCATTCGGGGCGTCGGTGGCCTGTACAATAGGATCGCGGCAAATATGCCCGACGAGGTGGCGCAGATGTTGAGGGCCGGGTTGAGCACGGGGCTGGAAGATCGGGAATACAGCAGCAGCATCCGCGCCCTGCGTGGCTATGCGAAAGGGCGGGGGCGAACCTGAGCACCTTCCTTGTAAACGTCCTTCCTACTGCACCTGCGGCCGCGCCACCTTAGCTTCATGGCGCTAACTACCGACAAGTATCAGCTAGAAGTTTCCTTCATTACCGACCAGAGCCGCGCCCTGGCCAAAACCCTGATGGAGACGGAAAAGCTACCCAATGAGCTAAAAAAAGCACAGAAGGAAGGCAAGGGCGTCGCGGAGGTGATGGCCCGCATCGAGGCCGCAGGGAAGAAAGCGGAGGGGATTGACCTGACGAAGGTGTTGCCAGACCAACTTATCTCCAGGGCGCGGCAACTGCGCCGCATCCTCGACCAACTACCCGCAAGCGCACCCCAAGTGGCTGCGCTGGAGAAAGAATATAAAGCGATAAACGACCAGCTGGCGACGACGCGATCGCGCACGCGAGGGGTAGTGGCCGCAATGAATAAGGAAGATGGGGGCGGCTTGCTCGGCTTTTTCAAGCGTGGTCAGGTGGCCATCGTCGGCTTTGTCGCCGCCTTTAGCGGCGCGTTCGCGGTGCTCTCCCGGATTGCCACCACCTCCGCATTATTTCAGAAGTTCGAGGCGGTGCTGACCAACTCCCTGGGGAGCAAAAGCGCAGCCCAGTCTGCCCTCAACGACCTGCAGGATTTCGCAGCGAGGACCCCTTTCCAGGTGGAGGAACTGATCGGAAGCTACGTTAAGCTGGTCAATCGTGGCCTGAAACCCACGCAGGTAGAACTTACGAAGCTGGGCGACATCGCAGCCAGCCAGGGCAAAGGGTTCGACCAGCTGACAGAGGCGGTGCTCGACGCAACAACGGGCGAGTTTGAGCGGCTAAAAGAGTTCGGCATAAAAGGCAAGAAGGCGGGCGATGATATTGCCCTCTCCTTTAAGGGCCAGACGCTGGAAATCAAGAATACCCAGGAGGCTATCCTGGAAGCCATTGTTGGCTTCGGTGATTTGGAGGGCGTCCAGGGGAGCACCGCCGCCATCAGCGCGACCCTCGGCGGGAAGATTAGCAACCTGACCGACCAGTTTACGCGCCTGCTGAAGAACCTGGGCGAGGGTTTTCTTGGCCGGATCATCGCGGGGGCAGTCGATAAGGTCAGCAAGCTGGTCGGCATGTTCGTCAATCTGACGGACAATACGAAGACGCTGAGCCAGAGCACCGCGTTGCTGCAAGTAGCGTTCAATCAAGAAATAGCCACCCTGGAGCGGGGTAACATCAGCACAGAGAACCGGGCCAGACTGATCGCGCGAATCAACGATCGATACGGCGACCTGCTGCCCAACATGCTGCAAGAAACAACGAGCCTGGGAGAGATCAAGCGAGCGCAGGAACTGGCCAATCGTGCTTTTGAACGCAAAATAATTCTCCTGGCGGCGGAGGAAGCGTTCGTAGATACCAGGAAAAAACAGCTACTCGTAGTACGCGAAGAACTTCAGCTCGCTGACGAGCTGACGGCCGCGCAAGAAAAAGCCGCGCGAGCACAGAGACTAGCAGAAGCAAGCAGGGCCCGAGACCAGAAGTTTGCAGGCAACAACTCTGTAGAAGAAGCTGCTGCGCGCGAACTGAGCGGAGCAAGGGCGGCGGTAAAGGAAAACCAAAAGCTTCAAAAAGAACTGCAAAAAGAACTAGACGAGACCAGCAAAGCCGCCGAGAAACTCGGCCTTGACCTGTCACAGCTTGGCCAGCCAAGAGGCTCGGACCGAACAGTGACGAACGGACCAGCCGGGCCAAGCAGTGGCGATCCACTCAAAGAAGCCCTCAAAAGGCTAAAAGAAAACTTCGACATCCAAAGCCAGCTCGCGGAACAGCAACGCCTTCGTGAGGAGATTAGCGAAAGCGATTACCAGAAACGTGTACTGGAATTGCAGGCAGCGGAATACGTGCTGCAACTCCAGCTATTCAAGAAATTCAACGCCAACAAAACGCTGGCGGCAGAGGAAACGCGGACCGAATTGTTGCGCGTAGAGAAAGAGCTGAACCGCAGCGCGCCAGCGGCGGTACAGTCCATCGAAGGCGGTGATCAAATTACCCGCGTTGATCGGCGCGGAATCAACGCAAGGCTCGACGCCCTGGCAAAGGTAGAAGAGGAGCAAGGGAAGATCACCCAGGACGCGCGCAACGCTGACCTCATCAATGAAGACCAGTTTGCCGTTGCCAAGCTGGCCCTCAAGCGATTGATTCTCAGTCAGGAAATTGAAATACTAGGGGAAGGGACCACCGCAGAGATCGCCCTGGCCAGAGAGAAAAAAGACGAGCTGGTGGCCATTGACCAGGAGCTTTTCGATAAGCGCAAAGAGCTATCCCTGCGTGAGCAGGAGCTACGCGCCGAGCTAGAGCAGCAGAAAACAGCGATTGCCACTGAGGGCCTGAGCACCCTGGAGGATCTGCTGGGTCGCGACGAAGCCGCGAGAAAGAAGAATGCGGCGGTCATCAAAGCTTTTCAGGCGGGGCAAGTCTTCGTTGCTGGCTTTGCCGAGCAGCAGCAGATAGCAGCAGCTACCGCCGCCCAGGTCGCTACCGCATCGCTGACCGTGGCCGGTCTGGCCCTGGTGCCAGGCATCATCGCGGCCGGAAAGATTCGCGCCATCTTCGCGGGCGTCCGCACCGCAGCCAACGTGGCGAAAATCGTATCGACAAAGTTCGAAAGGGGTGGAAAGGTGGGCACGTTTGGGGGCAAAAGCCATCGCGCTGGCGGTACAAAGCTGTATGGCGATGACGGAACCCTCGTCGAAGTAGAGAAAGGGGAGGACTTTTTCGTGATCAACAAGCGCAGCAGCGACATGCGCCGCCGCCTCAGTAATATGAACGTGGCCGGAGGCGGCGTTCCTTTCTTCAATAGGGGAGGGGATGTATTCAATGCACCCAACACTACGCCATCGTTGCCCGCCAGCCTGCTGGGCGGCGGGCAGGCTGACAACGCTGCCCTGCTGGAACGCATCGACCGCCTGACCGCCGTCACCGCCAACATGCAGACAAGCCTGCGCGCCACGGTCTCCCTCACAGAAATCAACGATGGCAATGCAGACCTCGCTGAGCTGTTCGATATTTCGTCTGTTTAATTGCGAAGTCGCAGAAAGAAGTAGCCTTATCGCCGAAAAATTTCATGGATAGTATACCTTTATTTCTCATCCTTGTGACTTTTTTAAACTGCATATTTAATAATCTCTATCTTTGGCCTTGCCTGACAGCATTACTATCATACTCTCTTATGCCCATTTCTCAACAGATCGACACGTTGGATGCCCCTCCCCGCAAGGATGGGGGCGAACTCGTAAGGGGGAGTATGCTTGTCAGGCTCATCCAACGTGTTCTTAATTTCCCTTTATTATGCCTGACAACAACCACACTCCATTGGAGGAGCTACTCTTCAGCCTCGCCGCCGTCGCCATTGATGAAGATCACTCGCCGGAAAGCCGGCGCACCGCACTTCTCATTCTTCACCGCTATCTTACCAAGGTGTTGGTAACTCCCGAGGAAGAAAGTGATGACCCTTACACCGACTCGATAAGATTATTGAGGAAAATGAGCGGGCGGTAAGTTAAATACGATGCCCGAATTAAGCCCCGCCACGATCAACCGTGGCGGGGCTTTTCTTTGCCCATTAACGTCCTTCCCTTGCACCTGCGGCCGCGCCCATATTGTGGTTCATTACGATTCAATTACCTGAATCGTGTAACCCACAATACCCCCATTCATGAATAAGGAAATTAATAAACTCGGCACCGACAACCTCAAGCGGGTGCTCGCCTTCCTGCTGATGATCAGCTTCGCGATCAAGGAACTCATTGAAAACTTCACCTTCGCCAAGGCGGTAGAGCTGGGCTTTAAGCTGGCCCAGAATCAGGACCTGCTGACCGTCAGCACGGTCGCCCTGGCGGAACTGCGCGACCTTGATGTCTTCGAGACAGAAGACGTGATCAAGTTCATCGGCATCAATTTCGACCTGGAAAACGACAGCCTGGAACAGCGCATTGAGGAAGCCCTAGACATCATCCCTGAAGCCTACGCCCTGATCCTCGCCAACCTTGCCCTCTACGGGAAAGTCAATCGCATTGTCACGAATTGGGGCAAGGTCACTGAGGCCCAGGTCAAAGACCTGCAAGGCCGATTTGACGTGGCGACCCGCTTGGCCGGCGGGAAACGGGGCAATTAATGACTGCCATCACCTGCGGCAGCTTCTACCAGGAGCTGCCGACCAGCTGGGAAGAAGCCGGGCCAATTGCGTGGGAGCTCCTGCGCGACTTGGCCCGGCATCCGCCCGGCGAGGGAAAGCTGAAAGCCCTGCGCCGACTGTGCCAGCTGACAAGCAGCGACTTCGCCAGGTTCACGCCTGACGATGTCGCGGCCCTGGCGGCGGGCACGGAATGGCTCGACGTTGGCACCGCCCTAGACGTGCCAATTAAGCAGATGATGCGCTGCCGCTGGCGGGTTTATCACTGGCCTGGCTACCAATTCGTCGATGGCCAAGCCCTGGCCTACGCCTACGCTGACGAGTATTACGAGGAAGCCATTCAGGGCGACGCGAAGGGTTCGGCGGAAGCTACGCGGAACCTGCTGGCCACCCTGGCGCGGCCCATGCGTGGCCTGGAACGTCAGCCGATTGTCAGCCGCGCAGACATCGAAGCGAGGGGCGAACGCTTCCGCAAGATGCCGCCCGAATGGCACGCGCAAGCATTGATGTACTGGACTGGCGTGAAGCTCGCTATTCACAAAACGTATGGTGATTACCTGTTCACGAAAGAGGACAGCGGACCACCTTCTACTGCGCCCACCTTCAGCTGGTTCACCTGGTTTCGAGACATTGCTACGGAGGGAGCGTTCGGTGATTTAGCCGCCGTACACCGCGCCGATTTCCATGACATCTGCCAGCACCTGGTGACCCGCGAAGGTCGCCGCCGCGACCAGGAACGAGCCATGGAAACCGCGCGCAATCAACACAAATAATATGCTCACCGAATACGCGCAATACAAGAACTACTTTCGTCAGCTCGCCGCTGACCACGTCGCCATCAACGACTTCGTGTTTGGTGGGAGCGACCGGATCATTAGCCGCCGCAATAGCAAGATCAACTACCCTTGCCTGTGGCTGACGACACCGACTGAAGTGCGGAAGCCGGACGGCCACAAAATGTACGACACCCTGATCGTTATCCTGACGAACGTGCGCCAAGACCACGAAGAGGAAGACGAGGTAAGCGAGCAAATGAAGGTAATTGCTAATGATATCTATCTTCGCCTGAAGGAAGACGCTAATAAGGGGCTGTTCAATTTCGGATATAGCGACGTTGCATTGCAGCCCAAGTTTCGAGCAGGTTCGGAGAACGATACGGGGTGGTCGATTGATTGCGACATCACCTTCGGCGATGGCGATTGCTATGACCCCGAAAAATTCAGAGCATAGATGGCCATTACTATTTTCACCGCTCCGCGCAGCCCTGCGCTAAGCCAGGACGACAATTACGTAGTACTGGAAACAGACATCCCGACCGCTTCCGCGCGGCCGGGCTTTCTCGTTTCCGGAATCGGCGCGAACACGAATGTGCTGCGCCTGCGCTGGGGCACGACGCTGGTGGAAATGACGTTTGTCGCGAACCCCACCAGCCCCCTCGAACTACGATCTGCCCTCAACCAAACCGCCGAAGAGTTCTATCCCCAGCTGATGGAGGGCTTGTTTTCTGTGCCGGCCATCGAGTCGGCGTTCATCATTACGCTGACGGCGACCGGCGTATTGCTTACGCTGCGCGGCATCCCGAACGGGGCTTTGCTTGCAGGAAGTTCGGGTGTCACGGTGACTGTTTTCGGGGTGGGGGCGACGGCAAGGCCTAACCTCTCGGCGATGGTCAGCGTCTACCAGGTCGGCCGGGTGGCTCCGCTCGTGCGGCTGGAAGGCACGTATAACCCTGCCGGATTTACCGAAATTAATTTCGCTAATCTGTTGCCTGTGCAGGTCGGCTTACCCAACGCCAGCCTGATGGCGGGCGGGAATTACGGCGTAGAAACGCCCGGAGGATTTGCGGAATTCTTCTTCAGGTACGCAGACCAATATGGTAGCCCGCCCCAGCCTGAACGGCTGACGAAATCGGCAAACTTCGCTGTCGTTGCGGGCGGTAGTGCTGGCGGATCCCGGCTGCGGTGGGGCGCGAGCGGGAGCATCCAGCTTTGCCATGCGTATTTCAATAGTCAAGATCAGTTTTTCTCGAAGCCTATCGGGCGGCAGCAACCAGACTGGGTATATCTCTACGTCAATTCGGCGACCGCGACGACGGTATTCGTTACTGTTACGTTTTCTGATGGCACGACGGCAGAGCGTCAGGTCTCGGCATCGGTCGCCCTGGCGAAGGGTTTGCATGCGTTCCCGAGCGGGCCATTGCAAACTGCCATCGCCAACGTTACCGGGGCCGACACCAAGTTGGCGGTTCGCTACACCTTCGAGCTGCGCAGCCTTGGCCCGAGCGTCACCTACGATTTGCTGCCAGATTTTCACCCCTGGCAGGTGGTACTTGCCTACGACAATGGCGCGGGGGGCATCGAAACAGTGGCCATGCGCGGCATCGCAGAGCGTGGCTATCGCGTAGAGGCCAGTACTTTTAGGCGGGCGCAAACGCGGGTGCAGGGATCTGATGAAGGGAGCATAGTGACCTACGACGCAGAGGGCGCATTCTCGCACCGCCTCCGATCTGGCTATTACCCAGCTGACTATATTGAGCACCTTCGCGCCCTGATGCTGGGGCGGGTCTGGCTGGTCGACACCCTCGCGCGTCGCTTCGTGGCCGTCCAGATTGATGGTCGAAGCCTTTCCCTCACGACTGACGACGACGACCTGCATGCACTAGAGTTCACCATCACCAGTGCGACGCCCGACAGAGGCGCACACAATTTCTAACGATCATGCTGAAACTGTACATCAACGATGGCCTGGTCGATCTACCTCCCGACGTGGCCATCACCATTAAGCGTAGCAACCCGGCCTACATGGGGGAAGATGTGAACGTGATCAAAAGTACCTTCTCCTTCCCTTTCACCCTGCCGCTTTCTGCGCGAAACAGGGAGATACTTGGCTTCCCTGATCGCCTGGACAACGCTGCTACGCTGCCCGAAAATATGCCAGCCTACCTGGTTGCAGGGGCCGGCACCTTGCTGAAGGGACTGGTGACAGTCCAGGCAGCGACCCGCACCACCGCGAAGGTTTTCTTCTATAATAACCCTCTGGCTGATCTCGCGAAGCAGTACATCGACGACACCGACCAGGGCGTTTTTCAGGCCAGCAGCGAGGCGGACCTGGCCACCCGCATGAAGTTCACAGCTGAGAATCCGCTGGAACAGAATTTTATATTTTGCCCTGTGTATAACGCGGCCCTGCGCGACGATGATGAGTTCATCCCCCCAGTCAGCGACTTCATGAATAGCTGGAACTATGATGGCCAGCGTTTCATTACTGCGTTTCATGTCGCGCCTTTCCTTCGCGTTGCGCCGATGCTGCGCAAGGCCATCGAGGCGGGAGGGTTCACCTTCAC